TTACACCACTTTTAGGTAATTTTCCAGCTTCAAAATTTCCATTTCGTTTGCTTCTTCTGTTGTATGAACGTATAAGTTCATTGTTATTGTTATGCTAGAATGTCCAAGGATTGTCTGTAATGTTTTTGGTCTTATTCCTGCTTCAATACACCTAGTGGCATAAGTGTGTCTCAGCGAATGCATAGAAAAAATATCTACATTATATTTTTTACAATAAGATTTCAATAACGTATTAAGTGAACTTCTAGTATTCAAAACACCATGCGTATTTAAAAAAATATTATTTTTATATTTCAAACTAATTACTTTTAATCTTGCATTTTTTTCTTTTTGCGCAAGTAGCAACTTCTTTGCTGCTTCTGTCATAGGAACAGTCCGTATACTGGTTTTCGATTTTGGGGTTCCGACTTTTGTTTTTTTGTCTGTGTCTTGAAATAATGTTTTGTTTACGCATATTTTATTCTTTTCAAAATCAACATCATCCCACGTCAACGCAAGAATTTCACTAACCCTCATGCCGGTCTGTAACGCAAATGCAAAAAAATTGTAATTTGCGGTATTTTTTGATCTCTCAAGAAAATCTTTCTGCTCCTGCACAGTCAAAAATCTTATTTTGGGTTCTTCTTCCACTGGTATTTTTACACTTTTTGTTACCGGGTTAAAGGTTATAAAAGAATTTTCAACAGCGGATTCAAAAAAACCATGCATCACTTCACGAACACATTGCATAGTATTCTTTTTCATCCCATTTTCCAACATAACCTCAAATACTTCGCTGCAATGAATTGGTTTGACATCTTTAATCAACATATCTCCTATTACTGGCTTTATATGTCTTAACCATCTTGTTAAATTTGCACTCTGCGTGTTTGGCTTCCAGAACGGTTTTTTTAATTTTTCGTACCAGTAATTAAACCACGATTCAACAGTGGGATTATCTCCACGCAGAACATTACCATGCTCTTTTTCAAACTGCATGTCTGATACCCACTTTCTACAATCCTGTAGTTTTTTAAAATTTTTAGAAATTCTTTTTCCATTGCGATCAGTTACTCTACCCATGTAAAATCCATCGGTTCTTTGAGAAATACCTATTCCAAGTTCTTTTCCTTTTAGGCTTTTTCCCATTATTCGCACCCCTTTCTTTAAAAGAAAAAGCCTTAATACAGTAACTTCATATTACTACATAAGGCTTTAAAAGTCTACATTTCCACATTTTCCGAAATAAATTTTTCAAACTCTTTTCTCTTTATCAATCTCTTATTTCCGCACCAGATAACGTACTTACATCTGGGGTCATTTGTCATTTCTCTTAACCGGTTGACGCCAACATTGCTATAAGCTGCTGCTTCCTCAAGAGTTAATGTCACTTTTTCCCATATTGGCACTACCTTTTTGCTGTTTTCCATCTTCTCCACCTCTCATGTCAAATTTTACTTCTTTCTTCAAAATTGCAGTCACATCTTCCTGTGTAATATATCCGGTTGTTAGATAATCATTAATCAGTGTAATACATTCGTTTACAAAATTCCGAATCTGCTTCTTGCTGAACTTCTCAATCTCTTGCAATTCTGTACACACCATACAAATTGCCAGTGCACAGGCTAATGTAGCAGCTTGTGTATAATCCATCATATCTCTTGGATTTTTCGGATGTTCAATGCCTGCGATCTGATATCTTGTGTTTCTCGGAATACGTCTACACTCCGCATACATATCAATGTCCATTTTTTTCTTGCAGTAAATAATCATCTGGTCAACCTTTATGCCAATCTGGTCATTTTTGATAACTGCTGACTGCACTTTTTCGCACACACGATTCAGTCTCTTCAATCCAAATCCAAACTTATCATGTAAAACCCACAATGATATTTCCTTTATGTTCGTATATGCCCGGCTGGACATTTTAGACATACAGTTAATGCGGCTCTGATAAGCACCGATAGCATCGATTTCTGACTGCATCCACCCATAATTAGGTTTATTTTTTCTTTTCGCTCTTGTTAATTTGCTGCTCATACGTTCACCTTACCGCCATATCTTTTGTTCATTTCAACCCACTCTTCATATGCTTCTTTCCAAAATCTCTGAACGAATCTGGTTGCCATGCTCAGTTTTAATGGTTTTTCGACCTCGCCAATCTTTTCCAAGCGGATTTCAATGTTCTCCGGTCTGTGCTCATTTGCCATATTCTTTGCTTTCAACGGAGAAATTCCAAATGTATCATTAAGCTCCGCAGAAGTTGCAGTTTCTAAAAATGTTTTTCCGTTTACAAAAACTTTGTATTGATTCATCAATTCCACCCCTTATCTAATCGTATACGCCAATCATTCGGCATAGGTACTGTAGTATCGTTATTTTGACCATATTCCGTTTTTTTATCTTCAAGCAATGATTTTACCGAACATTCATTTTTGTTCGCTATTTGAGCCGAATATGAGTTCTGAGACGTATTCTCAATCATTGTTTTGATGCCAGATGGCATTTTTGATATTTCTGCCGCCCTCTTTGCTTCTGCCCGGTACGCTCTCAAGAAATTGGATTGTATAACCGTTTCAACACTCTCAAGGTTCGTCTGTGACCAATTTCTAAGGTTATCTGGTGTTCCGACAGCTTTTTGCACCAATGGTGGAAGTTTTGAGAACTCTTCCACCGCTCCGTAATACCCGTTCCGAATTGCCTTGCTGACTAATCCCCATGCTTCTGTTTCATTTAGCTGTGCCGGTTCCTCAATTGTTTTGACTTTTGCAATCAGCTGACCAATGCTTGGTGCAAACCCTGTCGAATCTGACAGAATATATGATTTTAATGCTCCTGCAATCTGATTGTATGTGTATTCATCAAGCATCATGTTCCAGATATCAACAGTCTCACTCAAATCACTTGGCTTAAAATTCGGGAAGCTGCCACAAATGATACGGATAATTTTTACTGTTTCTTCTCTCGTCACTATACACCACTCCAATCTATTGGTTTGTTGTAATCCGTTTTCTTTTGTCTTCCATTGTAATCATTTTTCAAATCATACACATCAGTCCAACAGTGATCGGTTGACTGGTTCAGAATCTTTACCGCCAAGTCATTGTCCCCGCCAGACAAAGTTTGAATCTTGTTCATCATCCTGGTTAATGCCTGCTTGGTTGCCAACGGCTTTTTGATTTTGATTCGCATTGATAAAAATTCTCTGAATGCAGTTTCCAGAAGTTCATCATCCGGGTAATACGGATCACCTTTCTTTCTAGGTTCGTAAGAACCTCTTTCTTTGTTATTCTTTTCATTCTCTACATTCTTATCATTCTTTAATTCTTTACATTCTTGTTTGTGTTCCGTCACTGTATCCGTTGGTGTTTCGTCACTGTATCCGTCACTGTATCCGCTGGTGTGTTCGCCAGTGTATTCGTTAGTGTATACATTACTGTGTCCGTTAGTGTTTTCATAAAACTGGTAAACCCCATAATTTACAATGGTTAGGAGTGTTCTACTTTTGTTGCTTTCTTTTTTCAACATCCCATCTTGTTCAAGTAACTTCAAGAACCTGTAAACCCTGTTTGTACTCCAATTCCAATTGTCAGATAATTTTCTTACAGATGTCAAAATTTGACCTTTTCCAACGGTAATTAGTTCGCCATCAAACAATATTTTTTTATCGGAATGATTAGCTGAAAGAAGTAAATCAACCCATGCTGATCTCATATCAAACGGTTCATTTCTTCTCCATATCCAGCACTCTTGCAACTGTCTGTGCAATTTTATCCACCCTTTTTCCACGCTATCACCCCTTTTCTATCTTTTGCTCAAAATCAATCACCATTCTACTTTGGTTTCTTCATATTCTGCTTGTAACCAATCAATAAACCCTTTGTGCCCATTTCTGCAATATTCAGATGCCATGCATTCTTCGCAACGATATTCCGATGTGTACGATGATACAGCACACAAAAACTCTGCCAGTTCCGCATCACTCATGGAACGAATTTTATCTACATTTTTCATGCTGCTACCTCACTAACTTTTCAATCGGTACTGTAAATCCACTGAATCTTTTTTCTTCCAGATAGATACCAGTATCAAAAAAGATAAGTTCATTATTTTGCTTATCATACCCAAGGCTGACGCCATTTACGACAAGGCAATCACGCAACAGATCCAGAACGATACCGATTGCTTTAATTGTTCCTTGCTCCATAACTTTTTCACTCATATATATCTCCTATCTACGAACCATCTCACCGTTTTTAATCATTTTCTCAAGTTCTGCAACCGGATACGATTCAACATAGCTTGTATGTCCTACGAATCCGCCAGTAAAATGCAATCTCATCCGTACAAATCTTCCGTGATCCGGCACAGATTCTACTACTGCATTTACCCAGTCTTTCTCTCTGATTTCTGTTGCACCGTTTCTATAAATTTTATATTTCTGCCCTACTTCGAACATCACTTTTTCTCCTGTTTCCAATATTTTTCGTCCAAAATGTATTGTCTTATAAATCTATCTGCGTACTGAGGATCACTCGCTTTCTTTTCTCTTAAAATCCTCGCAAGACACATCAAGCAAGCAACCGCATTTTTCGACTTCTGTAATTCCCCAATATGTCTTATATCTGTAAGAGTTTTCGCATTTAAAGCAGAAATCATTGCCATTATTCATCTTGCAACTCGTCTTTTTATCTTCCAGCTTTTTCCCAAGGCTTTCATTTGTTCTTTTGAGTTCTTCTACTTTTTCCTGTAGTTTCTCAAAATCATCAATGAGCTTATTGTATTTCTTTTTACTTAAAATTTTAAACATAAAAATCACTCCTTTACCTCAAGCACCACGCATCCATCATTGTCTTTCGAAGTCCGAATTAACTCTGCATTTAAAATACTTTCTGGCAGTTCTTCTGCTGAACCAAATTTTGCTTCGATTCCAACAAATGCTACTTTAAATGGCTTATTTGGCTTGAGCCAATTTAAAAACTTTTTCACTGCCATTTTGATTCACCAACTTTCAATAAATCCATAAATTTCTCATACTGCTTCTGCGACACCTTATTGTTAGCCTTATCCTCTCTCAGTTCGATTTTAAGGTGTTTTTCAGCGATAGACGATAATTCCCTAGCTAAAACTTTTTTGCCTTGCTGTATGCCCTCTGAGTACGTTCTCGGTTGTTTATACTGACCTGTTACTTGCTTACCTTTGCCTTGGCTGCCTGCCGTTACGTTATACATCTGAAATCCGGCATCCGCCCACTGCCTAATTGTAGAAACTTCCAAATCATCCATCTCTGATTTTGAGCACGTTTTGTATGTCAACTTCCAACCATACGGGTTTTCGTCACTGTAAAATCCATGCTTTTTAAGGCTCAATGCTATATGATCGTACTCAGCAAGATGTGAAGCACACCTCTCTAAAAGGTTCACGGCCTGCCCTACATAACTCCTACGAATACCTGCTTCATCTGATCGGTAAAACGCATATATGCCACTTTCACATGGTATTGTGGGGCAAATAGACTTAATCCTCTTTTCTCTTTCTGCTTTCATAGCAAAAACTTTTTTGTAATTAATGCTCATTATTCAACTTTCCTTTAAGTTCCTCTAATTCATTGCTTAAATCATCAATCTTTTTAACTGCTTCGCCAAGCAAATATGCATTTTCATTCACAACCCTTACAATTTCGTTAAGACCTGGATGAATAGATGCCCCTTTAATCACATGGATTGCATTCCTATTCCATTTCATTTTTATCACCGTCCTCTGCCAGTTTTGCGTATTTCCATGATAAATAATCATCGTCCACCTTGCTCCATGATGTACAACCAGCGCGCCACGCATAAACAACGCCGTCTTCAAACTTTGCAAAATATCTATGTCGCCATTCATCATTTTCGATATCCTTAACCAAAATTGGCGTATCAACTGGAACTTTGCTCCAGTCAATTTGTGGCTCTTCATATTCTGATTCGCACCATTCTCTACATGCATCGCCACATTTTTTATCAACGTCCATTCCAAAATAACAATCTTCACACAAAGTGTCTGCGCACGAAACTGGTTTCATAGTATTTTTGCCAACTGCAAGAAATTCTCCAATACACGCAATATCTAAAATCTGCTCCGCATATTTTTCTCTATTTGTCATTTTTTCACCGCTCTTTACTACATCAATAGCAATTTCAAATCCAAATGCTTTCCCTAAATCCTCATCCGAAAAAGAAATTGCATGACCATATAATGATTTTCTTTTCATTTCATCCAACTTCTGCACCACTCCATCCACATCGTAAGCTGTCTGCTGAATCTCTACTGCTTTCATGCAGTTCTGGATAGTGTCATATTCCACCCTTGCAATCATCTGGTCTTTAAGGCTTTCGACATCTGGTGATGCTGACAGCGCATAGTCATTCAGATGAACCAGTAACTTATCTGCATCAATTAATCTCATTTCACATCACTCCAATCTAATTTCTGCCCGCACTCATTGCAATAATTACATTTTCTCTGATCGTGATGCTTATCCTGCGTTGCATTGTATCTTTGTCCTACAAACCATCCGCACACAGGGCAACACCAGTCCTGCCATTTTTCAAACTTCCACTCATGTGGTTGGTCGCCTTTGTTGCAATGTATAATGGACTTTCCTGTTTTTAAGACTGGCTTCATTGCCACATCTCTGGAATCCACATCCACAAACCGACGGATCTCTGCTACTTCCTGCTGTAATTGTTCCTTATTTTTTTTCATGTTTCACCTCTAATTAAATGGCAATTCTTCCATGTTGTCTGGAATCGTCATGAAGTCATTTGCAGAACTTACAGGTGCCGGAGATGGCTGTGGCTGCTGTGCCGGTGCATAACCAGAATTGTTAGAAGATTCTGTTCTGCTTTCACAAAACTCATGCTGTTCTACAACCACATCGGTCGTATACACCTTGTTTCCGTCTCTGTTCGTGTAGCTACCAGTCTGAATGTGACCGGTTACCGCAATCTTCATACCTTTTCTCAGATATTTTTCAGCAAATTCACCCTGTTTTCCAAATGCTTTACAGTTAATAAAATCAGCTGATGGTTCTCCATCTCTTTTATGCATCCGGTCTACTGCCAGGCTGTAACTGGCAATAGCCATCGGCTGTTCTCCCTGTGAATATCTTACTTCTGGATCGCGCGTGAGTCGTCCGATCATTATTACTTTATTCATGTCAAGCCTCTTTTCCTTTTAGTTCTCACACAATATCCATAATCGGCATGGTGAATATTATTCTTGTCATAAACGGCGCGCATAATGCTTTCTATGGTGAAGCAGTCACGCATGTATGCTTCCTGTCTACGCCGTTTAGTTTCATCATTTTGCAGAGTGAATATAAAATACTTAACGCATGTAGCATGGCATTCTTGTGTTCTTTCTCTGCAATTTTTGCATTCGTTGTACATGTTTTAGATACTTTCCTCTACATCAATTTCCCAGAATGGGTGACTACACACATTGCCGTTTACGACACTTTCCACTCCATAAATTTCTACGACATCAACGTTTTTATCATCAAAATTGCAGCAAGTATCCAACGCTTTTTCCTTTGCCTGTTCTTCACTTTCTGCTTCTACAAATACTGTTGAATATCCCACAATTGGGACAGTTACGTTATATTTCATTTTCTCCACCTCTCAGCTATTTATAGTCTATACCAATGTTTTGTTCCATCTGAAAACTCCGCCTCAATTTTATGTGGAAGTTTAAAATGTGCATTGTATCTAGCGTCTGTGATTTTAACGCATTTGAGATGGTCTTTTTCGCATTTCAAAGCGTTTTCTTTGTTGCAATAATCTGTACGGCAAATATCGCACGTATATAACTCTTTCTTAGTCATTTTCTTCGCCTCTCAATTCTTTCAGTTTTGCTTCTGCTTCTTCTCTTGTAAGGAATAATGTTTTGCCAATTTTGTTTATGTTTGGCAACTTAAATGTACACTTATCTATTGTACATGGTGTTTCATTTGGAATCCCTAAGATGTAATAAACATCATCTCCCACCTTGCAAGGCAACTTGATAAGTCTACCCTGTTCCTCTAAGTCCTCGTAATCAGCAAGTTTTTCAAGTGCATCTTTAATATAAAGACACTTGCGAGGCGGATTATCGCAATCTCAACATATACTACAAGTCGGGCAATCTTCTTCCTTGTCTATGCTCACTCCAAGTTCAGTTCTAAAAGTTAATCTCTCCATTACTGCTCCTTTCTAAAACGGACACTCGCTAGGATTTTTTAATTCCCAACTTTTCCCGGCTACCGCAACATCTACATTCGACCTGCAAGCAACTTTTTTCATTTGTTCGATAAAGTTATCCTTATCTGCATTTTCTTCCGATAGATGGCACATTATGACGTTAAGTACATCATCTGGCGAATAATTTGTTTTAACAAATTTACAAGCCGTATCAATGCTCATATGTCCTCTAAGTACATGGTTTGCTTTTACCGGATTACTCATGTCAACCATGTTTTTGTCATAATCAACTCCAAGAAGTATGTGGTTGATTCCATTAAAACGCCACTTAACAAACTCACAATCTGTGATATAAAGCATCTTGCCCATCTCTGGATGTTCAATTAAAAATCCATAGCAAGGGCACTCACTGCCATCTGAGTTAGTGTGAATCCATTTATTATCTGATGTCGTTAAATCAAATATTCTCACAGTAAAATAAGAGTTGGATAAAAATTGATTCATAATCAAAGGTTTGTATGGCCGAAAAACAGGAATACCCATGTTAATTAAATCTTCAACAGATTTGCTATGATCTATGTGCCGGTGCGTGACCACGCACCCAACAACGTTTCTGATATCCCAGCCCAAGCCTTTTTTAATTTCCTTAATCGGTATTCCACAATCAAGGATAAGTGTTTCTCCACTGTTGGAAGTTAGCAGATAGCAATTTCCGGCTGACGATGAGCCTAAACATTTTAAGTGCATTTACATCTTTTCCTTTCCCAATATTTTTTTAATTGTTCCCTGTTATAGCAGCCACAACTAACAACCTTTCCGCTTCTCAAAGAATCGCCTCTTTGAATTGTTATGTTCCCACAATCACATATGCATTGAAATCTAGCTCCGCCTTTCGTTGAAACTAGCGAAACAACTGTTAATCTTCCAAACTTTTGACCTGTTAAATCAATCACTTGGCTTTTCCTCAGTGGTGTAGCCAAAGCCTTTTCTACGCCCCATTTCCTTATTCTTTTTTGTAAAGTTTTATAACAAATTCCAAGTTTTTCCGACCATTGTGCAAGCGTAAGCGTTTCTCCGTTAAATGTGTAAATAACATTATCCCTCTTGTTGTTCTGCTGTTCTTTATTTGTTATCCATCTGCAATTATCTGGCGAATATCCTTTATTTACATCAATTCTGTCCAATGTTAGCTTATCTGAATATCCATTTTGAATAGACCAGCCTTTGAAATTTTCGTAGCTATGAATCCATTCATCACATACTGTTATTCCTCTGCCACCATAATTGTTGTATTCTCTAGTTGACTTCCTGTAGCACCTAGCTTTCATATTTTGCCAAGCACAATAAAGTCTTGTTTTTGATTCTCCGTGGCTTTTTGCAGGCATACTCACACCTCGATTTCATCATCCTGTGGGAACTGAAAGACAGCATTGTTAATAAAATCTACTTTTGACGGCTGATTTTCAGCTCTCACCATAACGCAGCATTTCTTTAATCTTTCAAATTCCGTTGCCAAATCTTCTGAAATAGCGACATTCTGCATTACGATAGGCATACCGGTATATGCTTCTCTTAACATTTTCATAGCCTTAATTGCCTTTGCTTCGGCAGAATAAGTTGCAATAAGACTGTTCATAAACACTTCTGGTGGTTCTGCAACATTTTTAACTGCAACAATTCCACAATTCCCGCCACCACTATTTAATATTGAAAAAACAAAATCTTCATAAGGAATATCTGTTTTTCCAGTCTGTGAAATAACTCTCATTTTTACTCACCTTTCATAAAATCCGGCATAGAGTTCTCTGGTTCTGCTGCTACAACTTCTGCATCAGCCGAAACGACTTCTGCATCAGCTTCGATAAAATCAACAGAATTTTCGTTTTCTTCAATTTCTGCCTGTGCAGTTTTGTAAATATCATCCATCTCAAGAATTGCCTGTCTTGCCATTGGATCATAATTTTTCGGATATTTTCTAATGGCATTGTTGCACATTTTTCTCTGTATCATACTTTCTGGTGTATCTAACCATGCACCGCTGATAAAAGGTTTTACAATCTCACACTCAAGCATTTCATCAACTGTTTTACACGCTCTCAAAGCGTTCAGAACCTCATTTTTCTTATCTTTGATTTCTGATTTCTGCTTCTCTGTAGCCTTATATCTGTCCGCACAGATTCCAAAAGTAGCATTCATCATGTTCTGTTTTACATGTGCAATAAGATTGATTTTAACGCTGTCACGATCAGCAGAGAGATACGTTACCGTTCCGTCAGTAAGCATTACCGGATAAACAACCCTTACGGCTTTGCTTGATAATCCTTTTTCTTCCCATTCCGGTTCTGTAACTGATAATCCTTTGTGTTTTGGCGGGATGTATTTATCTCCCTCTTTTACAATCCAGTGCGGATACACCTGTTTTACATTCTTGCCGTAATTGGAAAGTAATGAATCATATCCATTACCCTCAATACCCATTTCAACCTGTTTCTGCCAGATATCTCTACCTGTCTGTGGGTCTTTTCCTACATTTACATTTCTTAACTGGAAGTAGCACTCTCTAGGATATGCACTCGCATTCAGTTTAAGATTCGCACATCTTTTTACGATTCCAGTCAGATTACTTGTATCTAATTTACCCATATCTGATTTTGGGTCGTTTTTTACAAGATTAAAAATGCTTGTCATGGCTTCAATAGCGCACTCTTTTGAGTAATCATCTAACTCCATTCCACAAGCCTTATAATCATTCACAATAAGACCTGTAATTGTATTGCTCCACTCACTTAATGAAGTAGTAAAAGTTTTTTTTTCTGCTACTGCTGTGTTTTCTGCCATTATTTCATACCCCCGATTGTGATGTTAATTAATAACTGCAATGATTCATTTGCGGTAAATCCTGCATCGACAAAAGATTTATAAAGTTTGTATACTTCTTTTGCTGCATCATTAATGCTATTATCTACTTTTTGTTCTGAACTGGTTAACCGTTCAAATGCCAATCTGGCACCAATGTTGAAATCAAATTTATCTTCCGGATTACAACGTGCAATGGCTTTCTTTCCTGTCGATTTATCAAGTGCAATCACCTGTCTATCTTTTTTGTAAATAACGATGGTTTCTGGTGCTATCTTTTCAATGTTAGCCTTGTCCACATATAAGCACTGTTTGCCAGAAAGATGTGTTCCATCAATATCCTTGTCGTACATAGTTCCATTACCACCATCATGGAAGTCATCAAATTTTACTAAACAGTCAGTTTTATATTCGACTATGACGGTGCCAAATTTGTCCTTAATATCGTATGTTGTAAAAAAGTTGTCTTTAACTTTCACTCTGTCTCCTCTTTTAAATTTGCTCATGTTTAAGCACCTCCTTAACATATAAATCCATTGAATGACATAATTTAATGCAATTACCATGCATTGCATGATTTTTCCAAGCATTATATTTTTCATAAAATTTTTGCTCTGACATTTTGTCAGAATTGACAAGTTTCGCCCAAACTCTAATCTTTTTTCGTATTCTTCTTTTGTTTACGCCATTCAATTTTCTTATGTATTTTCCGTTTGCTGTTATGTAATGATGAAAACCTGTAAATAACAGTCCGTTTTTAAATGGAATTATTTGTGTTTTTCCATTAAGTGATAAGCCAAGGTTATCAACAAATTGTTTTATACATACAAGACACCATTTCAAATATTCTTTGTTTGAATGGATTAAATAAAAATCATCCATGTATCTTCCATAAAAACTTATTCCGAGTTCTCCGGTCACAAAGTGATCTAATCCATTCAGCATCAGCAATGCGTATACCTGTGCGGCTTGATTACCTAACGGAAGCCCAAGACCATATGTACTGTCAATCAACAAATGATTCAACCATTTCGTATAGTCATCCTGGAAATAGTAATCAACAATATCTTTTAAAATATCGTGATCTATTTGATAGAAAAATTTTGTAATATCACATTTTAAAATCCAGCCATCAATTCCATGTTGATTATAAAAGTCCAACATTTGTTCTTTTAAACAATCCATTCCAAAATGTGTACCTTTTCCTATCTGCCCGGCATAATTAGTTCGAATAAATTCATTTGCTAATTTTAGATGCAACAAATTATCGCATAAGCAATGCTGTACCACTTTATCTTTAAATGAGCAGGACTTAATCACTCTTTCTTTAGGCTCATATACCTTAAATTCATTGTACGGATTCATCCGGTAAGTCTGATTTTCAAGCTGCTCTTTCAAAATGTGTAATCCCTCAAGGTTCATTATTTGAAATTTAGCACTGCTGCCATTAAATCCTTTGCCTGCTTTAGCTTTCTTATAAGCTCTATACAGGTTTTCAAAATCACATATAACATCTTTATCCATTGTAAAAAATCCTTTGTATTTATCCTTTTCGGAATGGTCATGCACTTTTTTGTATCTTTTTCTGATTTCGGCTTATTGCCTACTCTTACTGTCTGTGTGATACAGAATGGGCGAACACCGATGTCGTAGTAACAGTTGTTGATGCTGACATTGCCGGACGGAGAAACAACGGTTTATACAGTACATAACCAGCAAAATTATCTGCTTTTATCTTTCGTTCTCCAAGCAATCGCCATATGCTTGATATCCGAAACCATTTTTGACCAATATTCCATACTTCTTGTGTTGATAATATTCAGTTTCATTGATAACTCAATGTAAAACAGAAGTTCATCACAGTGAGTTATGGCTTTAGTCTGTAATTCTGACCGCTCTCTCTTGTAATACT